ATTCAGTCTATGTGAAAACTTTTCATAAATCAGGCTATAGACCGTGGATGAAAAAATATCTTGTCGGTGACAGAAGTTTCGCTTGTCCGAAAGTATTGAAATATCAATTCGATTTCGACTGGAAAGGATTAAAAATATCCGATAAATGCTGTAAAGAGATGAAAGAAAAGCCACTACATCTTTGGCAAAGAAAAAGCGGGTTTAAATATAACATCATTGGCATTCGACGGGCTGAAGGCGGACGAAGAACGAAGGCACAATGTTTGGCATTTAGTCAAGGAAAGCTGAAGTCATTTCAGCCTTTAGCTCCTGTCAGTAATGATTTTATCGAGTGGATGGTCGAACAATTCAATATTGCTCTGCCTGATGTTTATTATCCGCCATATAACTTCAAAAGGACAGGATGTAAAGGGTGCCCATTTGCAATTGAATTACAAAACGAATTGGATATATTGGAAAAGTATTTTCCTGAAGAACGAAAACAGTGCGAAGTGATCTGGAAGCCAGTGTATGACGAGTATCGTCGTCTTGGTTATAGGCTGAGAAAGGAAGAACAAAAATAATGGACGTAGCAGATGAAATCATAATGGTGCCGATTGATAAAATCATTCCTTATGAAAAAAATCCGAGGAAAAACAGCAAAACTGTCGAACTACTTGTGAAGGTGATTCCAAAGGTCGGGTTCAATGTTCCTTTGGTTCTGGATACAGAAAATGTGATCGTAAAAGGTCATGCGCGATGGTTGGCCGCGAAACAGTTGGGTATGACGGAAGTCCCGTGCATTTACAGCTATGCTGATCCTGAAACGATCAAAGCTGACAGAATTGCAGACAATAAGGTCTTTGAATTTACAAGATGGGTGCAGGAAGAGTTGCTACATGAGCTTGACATTATTGATATTGGGATCGACCTTTCTGAATTCGGTCTGTATTCTGGAATAACAACAGATGATTTTGAATTCGAGGAAGCTGAGGATGATCCAGATGACGCTGAGTTAGCTGAAAGGAAACGAAAGTTTCTGGAAATGATCCAACAGCAGGAACAGGAAGCAGTACAGATTACTTCTCAGAAAGAAATTGACAATGCGAAGCGTGAGCAAAAAAGTGAAGCAAAGGCGCCGCCTACATATTTCAGTATTCCTTGCGAAAAATGTGGTCACACTATTTATGTTCGGGAAGGGGATTTTGTAACATGGGATTAATGGTCGAAGACGAAATTGTAATGAAGCGGATCAACGAGATTCGTCCGTATATTCGAAATCCACGCAAGAACGAAAAAACTATCGAACTACTCTGCGATCTGATTCCGAAGGTTGGCTTCAATGTTCCGATTGTTATTGATAAAAAGGGTGTGATCGTAAAAGGACACGCGCGGTTTTCGGCAGCCATTCGTTTGGGAATGACAGAAGTGCCTTGCATTATTTCCCATGCTGATCCTGAAGCAATCAAAGCTGATCGCATTACAGACAACAAGATTTCTGAATTTTCCGAATGGATGAACGACAAAGTTCTGGAAGAGGTTGGATCGATAAATTCAGATGTCGATTTTGCTTCGCTTGGGTTTCCTGTTGTAAAGTATGAGGAAATGCCTCAGGAAGCGATCAATAAACCTGTCGAAGCAGTAACAGAAAATGATCCTGCTCCTGTAGCGAACGAACCGAAAATGGCGAAAAAGCGATATTACAAATGTGTTTGTTTGCATTGTGGCCATGTCCAATTTGTGGAAGAGGACAAGCTTATTGAAAGGAATAAGTCATGATTTATGTCGTGAGAGCAGTTGAAGAGCGAAAGCCATTTGTCGAAGAAATTTTGAAACAAATACCCGAGGCAATTGTGTATTACGATGAATTTCGTGATCCTATGAAATCGTATCTTCATGTTTGCAAAGATATTGTCGCGGGACAACCTGCTGTTCTGCTTGAAGACGATATTATTCTTACGTCTAATTTCAAGGAAAAGGCTGAAACGGTTATTTCTCAGTTTCCTGAACTTTTGATAAATTTCTTTAGCTTATCAAAAAAACATATAAAACCACATTTCAAAAAGGGACGGGAATACTGCATGAATCAATGTGAGTATTTTCCAAAGGGGTTCTCATTGAGAGTTGTGAAATCATATGAGCACTGGCCTTTAAAGGAAAAAGAGCCAAATGCCTACGATTTTCTTGTCGGTTATGCATGGGGAAATAACAGAGATTATCTCGTGTGGTGTCCATCACTTGTTCAGCATCGGGAAGTGAAGTCGATCATTAATCCGCGAAGAAGCAGTAAGCGGCAGTCAATAACGTTTATGGAGTGATCTAATGAAATACAAATGCGACATAAAGATTATGGCGGTGAAGCCTCGCAGACATATGGTTCTGGATATGCTGAATCAGATGGGACTGGAAGAAAAGGACACGGTTATTTATGATGATCGTCCGGGTGGCGGTGGAACATTATATACATGCCGTAAATGTTGGGAAGCTCAAATTCCTGATGGAGTAACGCATCGTCTTGTTTTGCAGGACGATCTTTTGTTATGTAACGATTTTCCTGCTATTGTCAATCGAATGGTAAATGCACAGCCGAACCTGATCTTTTCACTGTTTTGTCCTCGTGTGAAGCCTGAAGATATGAAGCCAGAAACGCCTTATATGATTATCAAAGGTGTAAATGCTTGGGGGCCGGGAAATCTGATGCCTGTCAAGCACATAAAGCCGATGTTTGAATTTGCAGACAAAGAGTTGGGAAAGGATTTTCCATTTGATGATGGTATTTATATTTGGTATGCACGAAAAAATGGATTGAAGATCGCAACGACAATTCCGAGCTTGCTTCAGCATTTGTGCCCTACAGAATCTACGCTTGGATATAACAATAAAAATAAGGTGTCAAAAGTATGGATCGGGCAGGATGTATCCGATTACAACTGGGATACGCATTTTGTCGGGTACACAAAACCAATGGGGGAGTCTATGACTCTTGAAAAACAAAAACAGATGTTAGAAAAAGGCACTGTAAAAAAAGATCCTTTTACGATTTTCAAAAAGAATAATGGGAATAAATTTACAGGAGATATGGAATGAAGATCGAAGAGATTTTACCGGAAGATATTCAAAAAATGAATTATAAGCCTGATCCTCATACTGTTACGTTGAAAGATCACGGAAAATGGTTTGCTTTGTTTTTGAATGATGTTCCGGTATCTTTTTTGTGTATTCGCAAACAGAGAAATGAGCTATATATTGGCGAAGTTTTTACAGCGTATGAACATAGAAAAAAAGGGTATTTCACTACACTACTTCGGTATGTGGCAGATGTCGTTTATCCTGAGTATTCAATATCAACACATGCGTTGGCTTCAAGCAAAGGTGGCTTTGAAAGTTGCGGATTTAAACAGTTTACTTTTCGTGAGTTTAAATACGGCAATCAATGGTGGCTGAGAAGGGACGGAAAAAAATATGATAGCAACAAAATTTAAAATTGGGGCAGGAGTTGGCAGATCGCAAAATCATCTTGTCAGCTTTGATGAAGCGTTACTCAAGGCAGGAGTTGGAAATTACAACCTTGTTCGATTATCAAGTATCCTTCCATTTGAGTGCAAACTTGCAGACAAAATCGATTTACCTGAAGGAAGTCTGTTGCCGACTGCATATTCGACGATTAGCAGTGATAAAGCCGGAGATCATCTTGTTTCTACAATTGGTTTTGGTATTCCTGTTGAACCGAATAAGGTCAGTGTCATCATGGAGTATTCGGCAAAAGGAATCACATCGTATGAGGCTGTAAGTATTTTGAAAAATATGATCCAAGACGCTTTCGATGTTCGTGGATGGGATCTGGAACATATTGTAACGAAGTATGCTGAAGCTGATGTCGAACGGGATGGGGAATATACGACAACATTTGCTTGTGTAGCAGAATGGTGAAAAATGGAAAACAATGTAACTGATGATCTTGATTTTATGTCATCCTCAATAGATTTGGATTTCGATTTTGATCTTGGGGATTTCGATATTCTGAACGAAGAAAAGCCTGTGCAGGAAACAACAAAACAAAGAATATTGAAGCCTCGGATTGACATAAAGTCGATTGATACAAGATTGCTCAGTTATGAAAATGCAAAGCAATTTGTTCGCGATCTTGACCTGTCACATAATTCACGCGTTTATGCATGGATAGACGGGTCATTTATCTTCGGGGAAATTCCTGAAGCGTTAGGGGACATAGGTTGTCCGGTACGAAAAGCATGGAT